CGCAGAAGTACCGGCGCAACGCTTCGTGGATGTCCTCGACGGACATCGACAACCGGATCCGCCAGTTCGGTAACGGCAACAACTTCGGCACGCAGACCGTGGACCTGCGCGCCGAGAACGCCAACGTCATCATGGGCAAGGCGTGGTACGAGAACCCGTATTTCCCGGATTTCACGGGCACCACGGGTATCGAGGCCCGCGCCGTCGTCGGCGACTTCAGCAACTACGTGGTGGCGACCCGCCGCGGCATGAACATCGAGTTCGTGCCGCAGCTGTTCGACGTCACGAACAACCGGCCGACCGGGTCGCGCGGCTGGTTCGCGTCCGCCCGGGTCGGCGGGAACTCGGTGAACGACGTCGGGTTCCGGCTGCTGCTCAACACGTAAGCCGACCAGCGACGGCCCGCCCCCGACCAGGGGCGGGCCGTTCGTCGTTTGCGGGCGGGGCCAGGGCGGCGACACTGAGAACCAGCAGGCAGGATCGCCGACGAGAGGAACCGTCATGTCCGAGGACACCAGCACGAACCCCGCCGCCCCCGTCCCGGGCGTCGAGAAGCCACGCCGTCAGCCGGGTGCGGCCTTGTCCGTGTCGCCGCTCCCGGACGGCGCGGCCGGCGCACCGGGTGAGCACCTGCTGCCCGAGGAAGCGATCGACGGCTACCCGGACGTGGCCGCCGCCTACGAGGGCACGGGCGGGAACGGTGAGGGTCAGAAGCCCGTCCCTGACCCGGTCGCCGACGACGCCGACGACGCCGACGCGCTCGAGCGGGCCGACGCCGGCCAGGCCAGTACGGACCGGGCGAAGCCGGGCCCGCACGAGACGGCCCGCGAGACGGCCAGCACGCCCGCCAGCGGAACGAAGTAGCCTCGGGACACCCGAGCACCATCCCGACGGCGAACGCCCCGTCCCCGTACGTTCGGGGACGGGGCGTAGCCAATCCCGAACGGAGGCCACCCTCATGGGGCATGTGGTCGTGATCAGTACGGCATGGGTCGACCCGAATCTCCGGCTCGACAGGGGCGACATCTATGCGGACGACGACCCGATCGTCCTCGCGCATCCGTCGTTCTTCACGGACGACCCGATCGGTGCGGGCCTGGCCAAGTCGTCGTCGGTGAACAGTTCCCGACTGCCCGGCTCGGAGACGGCCACCGCGGCCCCGGGCGAACGCCGCGACGTCGCCCCAGCCGACGCGGTCCGCCGCGGCCGCCCGATCAAGGACAACCCGCAGGCGTAACCCCCTGATTCCTCGGCCGGCGTCCCTCGGGATGGGTGCGCCGGCCGAGGGCCTACCCATCCCGCACCCGTCCCGGAACCGGAGTCACCGCCTTGCCCGACGACACCAGCACGCCCACCGAGGGCCCGCCGATCGTTCCCGGATCGGTCATGGTCGCCTACCTGCACCCGAACGACGTCGCCCATTCCTGGCACCATTCGTACGTCGACCTGCTCGGGTACGACATCGCCCACCATCAGCGGGTGATCGGCGGCGGCCAGATCGAGATCAAGGTCGGCACCGGCGGCGTCGACATCGGCCGGAACCTGGCCGCCGCCCGCTTCCTCCGTGAGTCCGACGCCGAGTGGCTGTTCTGGATCGACGCCGACATGGGGTTCGCCCCGGACACCGTCGATCGCCTGGTCGAGGCCGCACACCCTGTTGACCGGCCGATCGTGGGCGCCCTGGCGTTCGCGCAGTCGGAGCAGGAACCCGACGGGTACCGCGGGTATCGGTGCGTCCCGCGTCCGACCCTGTTCGATTGGGTCACCGGCCAGGGCAAGACGGGGTTCGCGGCGCGCAGCGAGTACCCGGTCAACACGATCGCGCAGGTATCCGGGACGGGGTCGGCGTGCATCCTGATTCACCGCACCGTGCTGGAGAAGGTCGCCGAGGTCGCCGAGGGCCCGATCTGGTATCAGCGGATCCTGAATCCTTCTACGGGAGAATGGATCAGCGAGGACCTGTCGTTCTGTGTGCGGGCCGCGAATGCGGGGTTCCCGATCTACGTGGATACCTCGGTGAAGACGACGCACCAGAAAACGTTGTGGCTCGGCGAACCCGATTTCTGGGCGTGGCGGTCGAACCCGCCGGCGATCGCCGAGACGGCCGTCCTGGTCCCGGTCGCTCTGCGCCCGGACAACGCGGCCCCGTTCATGGCCAGTTTGCGCGCGTCGACCGGCCTGGCGACCGTGTACGCGATCGCGGATGCCGCCGACGTCGAGACGGCCGAGGCGTGGGCCGTCGCGGGCGCCACGGTGCTGGTGTTCGATCCGGACTCGGATGACGACGACACCGCCGCTCGGTTGATGAACCGGACCGAGGACGGCGTCCTGGTCGGTACGTTCGCGCAGAAGGTGAACTACGGGTTCACGAGGACGGTAGAGCCGTTCGTGTTCATCGTCGGCGACGACGTCCGGTTCCATCCCGGCTGGCTCGACGCCGCACAGCACACCGCCGACATCAGTTCCGCCGGTGTGGTCGGAACGAACGACCTCGGCTCGCCGCGGGTCACCAGTGGCGAGCACGCAACGCACATGCTGCTGCGCCGCGCCTACATCGACGCCGTCGGTGGATCGTGGGACGGCCGGCCGGGTGAGATCGCGTGCGAGGTGTATCACCATTGGTTCGTCGACGACGAGATCGTGACGGCCGCGAAGCAGCGCGGCCAGTGGGCGATGTCCCTCGGGTCGGTCGTCGAGCACCTTCACCCGGCGTGGGGGAAAGCGCCGGAAGATGAGGTTTACATGCTCGGCCAGCGCTGGCAGCACGCCGACCAGAAAACGTTCCGTCGTCGCCTGCGGGCGAGTCGCAAGGAAGGATCGCAGTAATGGGTATCGGTATTGAGGTTGTGCGGGATCCGTTCCCCCACGTCGTTCTCACCGACTGGTTCGATTCGGGTCTGCTCGGCGATGTGGTCGAAGAGATGCCGGACCCGTCGGATCCGCGCTGGCGCCGGTTCGGGAACTCGCAGGAAAGCAAGCTTGAGGGCGGCCCGAACATGTGGGGTGGCAACATCCGGGAACTGCTCGGTGAGGTCGAGGACATGTCCGGTGCCCTCGGGGACGCGTTCGGTATCGACGGGCTCACGATGGAAACCGTGGGCGGCGGTTACCATCTCATCCCGCCGGGCGGTTACCTGGCCGTGCACACCGACTTCAACCGTTCGCCGAACTCGGGCCAGTTCCGTCGCCTCAACTGCCTCACCTACTTGAATCCGCAGTGGTTGCCCGAGCAGGGCGGGCAACTGGAATTGTGGGATGCGGCCGGCCCGTCGGTGAAGGTCGAACCGGAGTTCGGCACGGTCGTCGTTTTCGAGACCAGCGACCGCAGTTGGCACGGGCACCCGATGCCGACGACCCGCTACCGGGCGTCGGTCGCGGCGTACTTTTTCACCGAGGACGAGCCCGAGGGTTATGCGGCCGATCACTCGACGGTCTGGCACCCCGCCGGTGCAGTCCGTGCCTGACGCGCCCGCGGTCTACATCGACATTCCGGCCAGCGTGGCGGCGATGGAACAGGGCGTCCTGATCGGTGGCGTGCCGGCCATGAAGGGCGTCGAGGACCTGGCCCGGTACAAGAAGGTCCTCGAGGCGACCAGGCCGGACCTGATCGTTCAGACCGGGACGGCAGTCGGCGGGTCGGCCCTCTGGTTCGCCGAGAGCGGCGCGAGAGTGATCACGATCGACGTCGACGAGGCGGCGATCCACCCTCGGACGCGTGAGGCCGCCCTCGTCCTCATCGGAAGTTCCACGAGTCCGCATGTTTTCGCCATTGTGCGGGCGATCGCGGACGGCCACGAGCGGGTCATGGTCGTGCTGGACTCGGACCATTCGAGCGCGCATGTCCGCGCCGAGATCGCCCTCTACGGGCCGCTGGTGACGCCCGGGTGTTACCTGGTCGTCGAAGATGGTATCTACGATTTCGCCGCCCCGGGCCCGTTCAAGCCAGGCCCGTTCGACGCGATCACGGATTGCCTGGTCGACGATCCGGCGTGGAAACGTGACACGGAAACAGAATCACTAGAGCCGGTTTCGATGTACCCGGCAGGATGGTGGGTGAAACGATGACGTACGAAATGGACGTCGCGGGAAGTCTCGCCGCTCTCGACAACCTCGGACGCCGTGGCCAGGTCGTCAAGTACGTCGACGGTGTCGAGGGGCGGGTGGGCCCGCTGGACGCAATCGAGCAACTTCTGTCCACCGATCCTCGGTGGGAACTAGACCAGGAAACCGACGGCCTATCCCCGTTGACGACATCTCCAAAAGGCTGGTGGGTCAAGCAATGAGCACAACCGAGGACGTCATCCCCGAACAGAACCTGATCAGGATCACGCAGGACTACACGGGTCAGACGGACAATTTCCTGGTCTACGCCGAGGCCCCGGAAGGGTTCGTCCCGATCTCGGGCGGCCTGTTCTCGGACAACCTCACATCCCAAATCCTCGAGTCCTACCCGGATTACACGACGAACCGTTGGTATGTCCGGGCGCTCACGTTCGGGACGATCGCGGTCACGGTGCACGCAGTCTGCGTTCGGTCCGCCAGTGCATGACCAGGCGTACGCGTGGGTGCTCGACAACGCCGACCTCGAGGCCGGACGCGTCCTCGACATCGGGGCCCGCGACCTCAACGGATCCACCCGCGACCTGTTCCGGTTCGCAACCACCTACCGGACCCTCGACATCCTCCCCGGCCCCGGAGTCGACATCGTCGCCGATGCGGCGACCTGGACGACCAGCGGTGAAGAGTTCGACGTCGTCGTCTGCACGGAGGTCTTCGAGCACTCACCCCAGTGGCCGGCGATCGTCGCGACCGCGTTCAGTGCCCTGGTCGGTGGTGGCCAGTTCGTCTGCACAATGGCCGGGCCTGGGCGCCCTGAGCATTCGGCGATCGATGGGGGTTGGGTGCTGCACCCGGGCGAGTATTACGGGAATGTTACGGCCGCTGCGCTGGCGGCTGCGATGAAGAATGCGGGGTTCGTGGACGTCGTGACCGAGGAACAGCCTCGGCCAGCGGATACTCGAGGCATTGGACGGCGACCGTTAGGGAAGGATCAGAGCTGATGTCTGATGTGGAAATGATCGGCGGTGATCGGCCGGTCCGCGTGTGCGACGTGTGCGGGGGTATCGATGATCACCCCCGCCACGTGATCGCGGGTGATCCCGGGACGCATGCTCCGTCCCCGGCGATCGTCCGGGCCGTCGTCGACGGTGGGCAGGCGTATCCGCCGGAGGTCGCGAATGCCCTGCTCGAGGATCTGCTCGACACCAGCTCGCAGAACCGGCACCTCGACTGCTGCCGGTCAGTGGGCTGCCCTGGCGGGTCGTGCGACGTCGCCGGCGAGCTGGTCGACGGCGCGGCCGGCCTCCGCGGCGCCGACCTGCTCGCGCACCTGGTCGACAACCGCGACCAGCTACAGGCTGCGGCCAGCGCGAAGGGCCACGCCGAGCAGGAGGCGGACGTGGCTGCGCAGGCAGCCGACCAGCTCGCGCAGGCCCGAACGATCGTCGCTGCGGCGGAAGGGGGCCAATCGTGACTACTGGACTCGCGGCCACCACCCTGGCGAACAAGTGGCTCGACATGCTCTCGGCGTCGGCGTTCACCGCGCCCTCGGCATCGGACGTCATCCCGCACACGGCCGATCCCGGCGCGACCGGCGTCACGTCGCCGGCGTCGAGCACGACAGGTCAGGCGATGACGTGGAATGCGGCCTCGGCGGGATCGAAGTCAATCAGCAACACGCCGTCGTTCACGTCGTGGGCTGGCGGTAGCGTCACCGTCTCCCACATCAGCTCGCGGGACGCGACAACGACCGGGTCGGGAAACTTTCTGTTCTCGGCTGCGCTCACGGCGTCCAAGGCGATGACGAACGGGGACACGCTCACCCTGTCGTCGTTGAGCATCGCGCTCACCCCGATCGCCGCCTAACTGCCACACAACCCCAACAACAACCGATCGGACGCCACCACGATGGCAACACCCACCGTCACCGCGACCCTGAACAAAACCACCTACGCCGTCGGCGAAACGATGACGCTCACCGTCACCTACGCCGACGCCGACACCAAAACCCTTACCGTCACCACCACCGTCACCGACGCCGAGGGCAACACGTCCACACCCGCGGTCGCCACTGCCGTGATCGACCCGGTCGCTGTCGCCGTGTCCTCGACCCCGACCCGGACGTGGACGAAGGTCTCCGACACCGGGGCCGTCGCCGTTTTCACCGCGACCGCTTAAGCCGCCCGCATGATGATCACCGTCACCGCGACGGCAACCGACCAGGCCGGCGCCACCGCGGCGGCGGTGACGTCGGCGACCATTACCGACTCGTTCACTCTTGGCGCGACCGAGCCGACAGCGGCGAACACTGGTCTCAACGTGCTGGGGTTGACGACCGCCGACCTCACGGTCGTCAACGGGGATCTGCTCCTCACCCCCGCCTATGTCACCGCGAACGGTGCAGCGTTCGACCGGCTGTGGGTGAAGGGTTTCATCGTCATGACCGCCGCAGTCCCGGTCACCTTCACGAACTGCCTGATCGAGGGCCGCACCTTCACCGGGACAGCCCCCTACGAGGCGCTCATCAAGGCCCGGTCGACGTCGACTCCGGCGTCGGCGCTGATCAGCTTCGCGAACTGCCTGATCCGCCCGGTCCAACCCGACGTCGGAATCTGCTGCGCCGCAGGGGAGCGCCTGGGATCGTTCGACCGGTGCGATATTTCGTTGGGGTCCGATCAGCTGGACTACTGGGCTCCCGCCGTCCCGAACGTCACAGGTTGCTACATGCACGATTACTCGTTCTGGTCGAACGATCCGAAACATGCCTCGGACGGGACGCATCCAGGGTGGTGCCACCCGGATATGATTCAAAACTCCGGAAGCTCGGGCGGGTTCGTTCGCGGGAACTCGTTCGACGTGCGGGCGGCCGTAGGCGTCGGTGACGTCGCCACCCTCACCGGCGGCGGTTTCCCGAACCGCAACTATGGCTCCGCGTGCATCCTCACCCCGAGCACATCCCACATCACCGGGTTCACGATTCAAGACAACTGGGCCCGATTCGGTGAAGTCCACTTCTGTTTGCCATTGCAGAACAACAGTTTTGACACCGGTAACTCGTGGACGGTAACGGGTAACCGCCACGATTACGGGGTCCACGGGTACGGTCCCTACTCGGGCCTGTACAGCAAACAGTTCATCCGGTGGGGTCAACTTGAGGGCCCACTACCGGCAGACGTTCACGACAACGTGTGGTTGTCGGACGCAAACGTGCCCACCGCGCTTCGCGGCACCCTCATGCCGGGTGCGGTCACCCAAGGATCGGGAACGACCGGCCAGTACATGGTTTCGTCCAACTCCGCAACGCAATGACCGTCGCCTACGCTTGCGACTACGAGGGCACCGGGCCGGCCGGGACGACTCTGACCAACGGTAATACCGGTGGGACGATGACTCTCGGGACTGGCGCGGTGGCCGTTTCCACGGTGACCGGTGTCGGCGGCGGGGCGCTGGCAGGGTCATATACCGTAGGTTCCACGTCGGCATCGGCACGCACAGATTTCGCCATCGGCTCGGGCACAACGACATTCGCGGTGTCGTTCAAGTTTTATGTACCGGTAGCGTTCGCGTCGACAACGAAACGTGTTCTCACGGTCACGAATTCATCGGCAGCGACAATCCTGTCCGTGAACCTCGCCGGTGCATCAGGACAAGTCCAGGTCCAGGACACCAGCGGTGCCACGACCGTGTCCACGGCGTCATCGACGTGGACGACGGGCACCGTGTACCGGGTCGAGATCCTCGGCGTCGTCGGCACATCCACTACCGGATTTTTCAGCCTCAACATCTATACATCCCAGGGGACGACCCCGCTCGTCACCGGGATCACGCGCAGCAACTACAACATGGGGACCGCCGCCCTGGGCGGTATCCAGGCGGGCATCATCAGCAACGGCACGGCCGTGGCCGCCACGATCGTCGTCGACAGCATCCGCTACGAGATCGGCGGCACCAACGAACTCGGGCCCGAGGGCAGCACCCAGACCGGTGACGCGACCCTCACCGGGACGGCCACCATCACCGCCGGTGCGGCCGTCACCAGCCTGACAACTGCCACCCTCACCAGTACCGCGACCATCACCGGTGCTGCGTCGGTCACCGATCTGGGCGCAGCCACCCTCGCCGTCGCCGCAGGCATCATCGTCGGCGATACCTACTCGGTGTCGTCGCCGGCGGCCCTCACCGCGACGGCGACGATCACCGTTGGTGGGGCGCTCACCCGGGTATCTGGTGCGACCCTGGCCGCGTCCGCGACGATCACGACCTCGGCGACGTCGACAGAACTCGCGACCGGGACCGTGGCCGTGTCGGCCACGATCACAGCGGCCGCCCAAGAAACAGAACTCGCCGCCGCTGCGGTCACCGCGACCGCGACGATCACAGCCGCCGGGCTACGGCCGGAAGCATCCGGGGCCACCCTGGCCGGCACGGCCACCATCACCGCGGCGGCAATCCGCACGGCTGGGGTCGCTGCGACCCTGGCCGTGTCGGCGACGATTACCGCCGTCGGGAGCTACTCCACCAGCACAGCGGTGACCGCAGTGACCGCGACTGCGACCATCTCTACGGCCGGGCTGTCGGGGACGACCGCTACCGTTGCCTGTACCGCCGTGATCGTGGTCGCAGCGTCGGCGACGGCACTCGCCAGCGTGACGTCCGTAACCTCGGCCACGATCACGGCTGGTGCTGCCCGGACGGCGCCGGTCGCGGCCACGCTCGCCGCGACCGCCAGCATCACTGCGGCCGGCGCCTACATCCGGGCCAGCCCGGCAACGCTCACCGGGACCGCCTCGATCACTGCTGCCACCGGTGGCACCCAGGCGGCGACTGCGACCCTGGGCGCCCTGGCCACGATCGCCGCCGGCGCCCGGGTGTCGCTGGCCGCAGCGGCCACGATCCTCGTCGTCGCCGCGATCACCGCAGTCGCGACGATCCCCACGGAGATGACCAGGGGCACCCTGGGCGCCTACTCGCGGGCCGTGGGCGGCCCAGCCGAGGGCGACCCAGGCGCCCGGCGGGTGACCGCCGGGGCCGGGCGTTCCGGCGGCCCTACGGGCGGATAGTCATCTGGTCGTATCTTGACCGTATGGAGGTGCGCTGAATGGCGGATTACACGGCGGGTGACCTGCTGCCCTTTTCGGCCAGCGTCCGGAACGCGGCCGGTGACCTCGAGGACGCGGGGGCCATGACTCTGACCGTGACCCTCGACGGCACCGCCGTGGCCGGGTCGCCGTTCACGGTCGCCTCGGCCACGGCAGGGAAATACGCCGTTGACGTCCCGGCGCCCACGGCCGGCCTGGCCTCGGGAGTATGGACGGCGACCGGGAACAACGCGGGCACATTCAAACAGCGGTTCACGGTGGCGTCCATGTCGGATCTGCTATTCACGTCCCTTGAGGGAATGAAGACCTTTCTGCGGATCGACACCACCGACACCACCTCCGACGTTCTCCTCGAGCAGTTCATGGGCGCCGCGACGCGCACCGTCGAATACCGGACCGGGCCGATCGTCCCCCGCGCCATTACCGAACGGCACTGGCACGGGGCGGCCTGCTGGTCGGTCATGCTTCGCCGGCCGCCCGGGATCAGCATCACTTCCGTGCTGCCCGTGGACGGATCGGTGACATCGGTGATCCCTTCGCAGCTGGTCATCGACGACCAAGGGCGGGTGGAATACGCCGTCCAGCAGATCCTCCCCTACGGCCGGTATGTGTGGACCTACCTGGCCGGACGCCGTGGCGAGATCCCCGAAGACCTCACGTCCGCAGTGCAGAACATGGTCAAGGAGCGGTGGCGGGCCCTTCGCGGTGCATCGGCGGTCCCGTTCACCAGCAACGCGGATGACGCGTGGATCCCGACACAGCAGGATCCCCTGTCCCCGCTGGTGGCCGCCCTGGTACGCCCGTACGAACTGCCCCAGGTGGCGTGACCATCCATGACGGGGATAGCGGAGGTCACGACCGCCCTGATGACGTCGTGGGCGGCCCTGGACGACCTCGAGGGTGTCGGCCTGTTCGACGGGCCGCCCGTGGCCAACTCGATTCCGGCCCGGCTGGTGCTGATCGGGGAGAACGGTGACCCGCTGTCCGATGCGCAGTCTACGTTTCAGCGGGCGTGGGTCGACATGGCGTGCACGCGCATGGAGGAGACAGGGGAGATCATTTGTGCGGCGATCGCGCAGTCCGGTTCGATCGCGATCGATTCGATCCGGGCGGCGGCCGAGACCCTGGTTGCGGCGATCTCCGACAGCCTCATCGCTGACATGACTCTCGGCGGGGTCGTCTACTCGGCTGTCCTCGACCAGGGCACGGGCCGGACGCTGCAAACTGCGGACGGCGCAACGTATATCGCCGGGTTCACCGTCCGGTACCGGCTCGAGGTTTAAAGGAAGGTTGCCTAATGGCCAACGCACTCAACGGTGTCCTCGCGGTCATCACGGCCGGCGCGATCGTCGGCACGAACGCCGTCAAGCCGTCGGCGTCGGAGACGATCCTCGCCGACGATGGGCTCTTCATCTACGCGAAGAACACCAGCTCCACGGCGGTGAACCTCGTGCTCGTCGACGGCGGGAACACGGCCGCCGGAACAGCAGGGGTTGGCGTCACCATCGCAGTCCCGATCACCTCGGGCGAATTGCTGGTTGCCGTCCCGAAAGCACTGGTCGCCCCAGCCACGGGGCTGATTACCGTCACGTTCTCCGCGCAGCCCACGGGCCTCGTCGCGGCCTGGTACCGGAGGTAAACATGGGTTTCGTGTACATGACCAATCCTGCGCTCGGTGGAGCATCGCAGGAAGTGTCCGATCTCGACGGGGTCGTGGAACGGCAGGAGGCCCTCGGATGGGTGCGGGCCGACAGGCCCGCACCCGAGGCGTTCCGGCCGCCGTCCGGTGACCAGGCCGAATCCCCGTCGGAGTGGATCGAGTTGTGGCATCCAGCGCTCGACCGGGAACACGCATTCGCGAACAACCCCGCCGCGATCGCCGGGGCCGCCGAGTCCGGGTGGATCATCCGCCCGGCCCCCGCCGCCCCGACCGGCGACACCAGCACCCCCGAGCCGGCCGCCTTGGCCGACCCGGTGGGCGAACCCGAAGAGCCGGCCGCCGAGGCGCCCGCCGAAAAGGAAGAGGTGTAATCCGTGACCGACTCAAATACCGATGGCAGGATCAAGATTTACTCTGTCCCGTCGATCAGCTCGCTCAGTGCGCCGACGACAACTGAGCTGAACGCCGGCACGGACCTGTCCAGCCTGATGACCCCGGACGGTCTCGTGGGGTTCGAGCCGGATACCGGATCCGTGGACAACAGCAAGATCAATTCGACGTTCACGACGACCACCGCCGGGCGGGCCAGCTTCTCAGGCACCCTGCTGCGGCTCATCAAGCAGACCGGCACCGATACCGTCTACAACACTCTGGTCGAGTACTACCAGACGAACATCGTCATCCGCCGAGATGTCACCTCGGCCACGGCATGGGCGTCGTCGGACAAGATCGAGGTCTACCCCTGCCAGTTGGGGTTCGTCCGCAACCTCGCACCCGAGGCCAACGCCGTCCACAAATACGAGGTGCCCCTCGACATCACCTCACAGCCCGTGCTGCGGGCTTCCGTAGCCTGATGCGTTTCGACGTCGACGACCCCCGCCACCGTGCCGTCCTCCAGGCGGCCCGGTCGTGGGGGGTGTCGCCGTCGATGTTCCTCGGCGAACCCCGCAGTTTGCGGACGATCAACACGGATGGGACGACCACCACTACCACGGTCGCCCCGGAATGGACTGAGGCCGACCGTGACGCGGCCATGGCCCTGGTCGAGTGGGAAGCGGGTCTCTGCCCCAGCTGCGCTCACCCTCTGGCCGAGACAGCCGCCGCCGAAAACGAATACGCCTATGAAGCGGCCGGCCCCCCGATCCGCTGTCACCGATGCACGGCGGCCGACGTGGCCATGAAACCGCACGAGGACAAACCGGCGACGCACGCCCTGTTCATTCCCATGCGGTTGAAGGAGAAAGGGAACCAGGCATGATCGGGTTGTCAGCGGGACGGGCATCGACGGACCTGCGAGTCGTCGCGAAACAGCTGCGGACAGCCGGTGACCCGAAAGCCGTCCGGAAGCAACTTCTCACCGGTCTGCGCAACGGCACGAAACCCGCACTCAAGGCCGTGCAGGCGGGCGCGGCATCTCTGCCGTCCCACCATGGTGGGACACCGGTGCTGCGGCCCCTGCTGGTCGCGGCGGCCGGCATCCAGGTCCGCACCACGGGGAAGGACGCTGGCGTCGCCGTGCGGATCCGCCGGGCGAAGCTCGGTGATAAAGCGGCCCTGGGGAAGGTCACCAATGAGGGATCGTGGCGGCACCTAGTGTTCGGCCACCGAAATGTGTGGGTGACACAGACATCACGGAAAGGATGGTTCGACAACGGCAACCGGTATGCGGCACCCGGGGTCCGACGCGAGCTAGGTAAGGTGCTCGACGGTATCGCGAAGCAGTGCGAGCACCGCTAACCCGACAAGCGGAGGTAACAGACGTGTCGAAAGTTATTGTGACCGTAGGCGAGGACTCATGGCCGTTCGACGCCGAACGGTGCCTCAACGTCGAACTCATGGCCATCGAACGCGCAACGGGGTTCAACGCCAACGAATTCGAGAATGGTGTGAACCGCGGATCCGTCATCGCCTGCACCGCCCTCGTGTGGATTCTGAAGCGCAGGCACGTCGACCCCGCCACCCTCTTCGACGACATCGTTTTTGAGATGGGCGATTTCAACCTCAAGGCGGAGGATGACGCCCCTTTAGACTCCGCGGCGCCACCGGAGAACGTGGGATCGAGCGAACCTACTTCGCCACCCGAATCCGGTTCCTCGTCCAGTACGGGCTCCGACCCTGGGAGTGCGACCGGCTCGAGCGAGCCGACTACCTGACGTTGCGGGACATGCTGGACGACACCACGTAAAGTACCCAAGCGGATTTGAGGGCGGGACATGGCTGACAGCGTCCTACGGTTCGATTTCCTCGCGACCGACAAAGCGTCACCCACTTTCGAAAAGATTTCCAAGGAGTCCGATGGGCTCGGCGGGAAGGTCACAAAATTCGGTGGGGCCGCTGTCACCGCCCTGAAGCTCGCCGGCGGCGCCATGGTCGGTCTCGGTGTTGCCGGGGCCGCCATGGGCGTCAAGACGGCGGCCAGCATGGAGCAGGCCCAAGTCGGGTTCACGACCCTGCTCGGGTCTGGGCAGAAAGCGAAAGCGTTCCTCGCCGATCTCACCAAATTCGCTGCGGCAACACCCTTCGAGCTGTCCGGCCTCGTAGAATCCTCACGAACCTTGATCGGTGTCGGCCTGTCCGCGAAGGACACCAAGAAAGCATTGGTCGACTTCGGCGACGCAGCCAGCGCGGTCGGCATCGACCAGGCCGCATTCCAGCGGATCATGCTCGCCACCTCCCAAGCGATCAGCGCCGGGAAATTCCAGGCCGGCGACCTCAACCAGATCGCCACGAACGGCATCCCAATCTGGAAAATCCTGTCTCAGTCCATGGGGAAGTCCGTCCCACAGCTGCGGCAGATGGCCTCGCAAGGAAAACTGTTGTCGGCCACTGTGCTCCCTGCCCTGGAAAAGCAGATGCACGTGGACTACGGGGGCGCCATGGCGAAGCAGTCCGAGACGCTGAACGGTCTGTGGTCCACATTCACCGACACCCTGAATCTCGGCCTGGCCAAGGCGATCACCCCGATCATTCCCATGCTGAAAACGGGTATCGCCGACGCATCGAACATCGCCGCGAAGGCCCTGGCGAAGCTCCCGGACGTCCTCGACGTCGCGACCACCGCATTCAAGGGCGCAGGGAAGGTAATCAAGGGCGCCCAGCCAATTTTCGCTGAGGCGTGGAAAGGCATCGGGTCCCACATCCCGAACATTGACCTCTCGGGCCTGGGGAAAGACCTTGGCGATCAAGCCAAGCACTGGGGTGGGCGCATCTCCGGTGGGATCGCCCTGGGAATCCACTTCGGAGACTGGGGTCCGCTCCTCAAGGTCGCCTCCGACGCGATCACCGGCGGATTTACCACGATAGGCAACAAACTCGACACCCAGGTGAGCGGCTGGCCGGGTCGGCTCCTCGGCTCGTTACAGTTGGGGTTCGCCGGCGGCGGATGGGGACCGTTGGGGACGGTAATCGGTGACGGTCTCCTGGACGCCGTGAAGGGTGGCGCGAAGATCGGCATCCAGTTGGGGACGATCATCGGCGGGTGGTTCACGTCGATCGACTGGTTCGGACTCGGCGAATCCGTTGGCAAGCAGGCCATTCCATTCATCGTCGGTTTCTCGACGACCATGCTTGACGGATTCATCACCGTTGCCAAGCAGCACCCGCTCGATACGGCCCTGTTCATCATTTCTCTGATTCCACTGGGAAAGTTCGCCGCAGCGTTCGGGCCGCTGCGTGACCTCATCGAGCACCTTCCCCTCGGTGAGTGGTTCACGAAGATGCTCGACCACTCCGCCGTCCCCGTATTCGACGGGGTGAAAGACTTCATCGTCCGTTTCTTCAAATTGATGGGCGAAGGGTTCACCGATTCGTTCCCCGCCCTGTCCAAGGGCGTCGACGGACTCTTTACCGGCCTCGCCGATACCATCCGCCTCAAGGCCATGTACGCCGCCGAGGCTGCCGGCGAGTACATGGACGGTCTCGCCCGCGGGATCGGCAGCAAGGCCGCGGACATCGTCAAATGGGGCGGCCAGATCGTCAAGGATCTGACGGCCCCCTACATTGATGCCGGAAAATGGCTGGTCAGTAGGGGAAAGGAAGTACTCGAGGGACTGACCTCAGGATTGGCCGAGAAGATCGGCCCACTGGTCGACACCGTCAACTCGGCGATCAGCAAATTACGGGCCCCATTCGACAAGGCGGCGTCCTGGCTCGTCAGCAAGGGCACCGCGGTCATCACCGGTCTGCGCACTGGAATCAGCGACGCCGGGACCGCCCTGGGAAACACGGCCGAGAAAGCCATCCATGCGGTGGTCTCCCCGTTTTCCTCGGCCGGGAAATGGCTGGTGACGGCGGGCACGCACCTGCTGGCCGGGCTGCGGGACGGCATGGTCGCCGAGGCCAGACTGGCGGGGTCGTGGGCGGCCAGCGTCGGCGGGAAGATCGTGTCTGCGGTGAAGGGCTATTTCGGGATTCATTCCCCCTCGACCGTATTCGCGACGATGGGGTCGCACCTCATGCAGGGCCTGATCCTGGGCATGGTCCAGCACTCGCCTGAGGCGATCGTGGACAAGGTGTTCGGGTCGATGCCCAAGGCGCTCGGTGCGATCGTCGACAAGGGCCTGATCAAGGTCGCGGAACTGCCAGGCAAGGCGTTGAACACGCTCGAGGGCTTGGGCGGGAAGTTCGCCGGCCTGTTCGGTGGCGGAGGCAAGTCAGGGTCGATCAAGGGCTTGTCCGCGGCCGAGTCGTGGATCGTCGATCATGAGTCAGGGAACCGGACGACCGCGCAGAACCCGACGTCGACGGCGTTCGGCCTCGGCCAGCTGCTGATCGCGAACAGGGAGCACTACGGGGCGATCCTCGGGGTCCCGGCGAACACCACCAACTACGCCGCGCAACTGTCCATGTTCCGCATGTACGTCCGCGACCGGTACGGGACCGCCGAGCGGGCCGAGGCATTCTGGAAAGCGCACGGCTGGTACGACGAGGGCGGCATGGCCATGGGCCGCGGCTGGATGGCCAAGAACACGCTCGAACCGGAACGGGTCCTGTCCGGGGCTCAGACGAAGTCGTTCGATCAGCTGGTGCAATACATCAGCCGTCCCCAGGCGATGTCGTCGACGGCCAGCCGAGGCCCGGACATGGACTACCAGGCTCTCGGCGAGCATGTCGTGCGAGCGTTCATCAAGGCCGGGGTGTCGGTGACCATGGACGGCTCCGCGATCGGCCGGGTCATCGGCAAGTCCGCCACGCTGCTCGGGAGAACATAGGCCATGGGCTCAGAAAAGATCGCGTTCGTGGCCTCGGTGTCCGACACCGCCACGGTCAACCTGGCATTGTCGGCGCACCCATGGCGGGTGCTGCTGGCCGGCACGGATGCATCCCCACCGCCGATGCGGCGGGTCATCGTGGACACCCTGCTGCGAGACGGCGAATTCGTGTCCCAGACGGCCTACAGCAACCGGGTAGTCACCCTGCATTTGCAGCTGCGCACGGTCGACCCGGCGACGGCCGCCGCCGAACTCCAGCTCCTCAACCAGGAGTTGGACAAGCCACGCAACGTGCTCCGCTGGCAACCGGAAGCGTCCCTGCCGGCCGTGTACTTCCGGACGCTGCGGGCCAGCGACTACGCCCAAATCGTCGACCACGGACTGAACAGTTTCGATTTCACGATCGCACTGTCGGCCGATCCGTTCGCGATCGGTTCCCGCATCGACCTGTCCCCGGCGACGATCAACAACGACCCAGCGGCCGGATCGAACGGGAAGTTCTGCGAATTCACCGGCATACGCGGCGATGTCGAATCCCCCCTGCTGATCAAATTGACCGGGTCGACAACGGTCGGCCGACAATCCGCGATCGGGCTACGCCGGCGCGGGACACCATCGCAAGCGCCCCTGGTTTTACAGGCCGAGGCGATGACGCAGGGCACGAACACCTCGACGACCGCGAACAACTCCCGATACTCGGGGTCGTCGAACAACTTTTCCACCACCACTTTCGGGTCCAACACGATGATCACTCGGTTGTCGACGACTCTGTTTCCGGGTACGGCCAGCATCGACGTGCGCGGCACCTACCGGGTGTTTGCCCGCGTCAACAGCACGGTCGCCGGGGACAAATTCGAAATGCAGCTCACGCACGGGGCTCGGGGGGTGGTGAACACGGCCGTCGATATTGTGTCGTCGTCGACGACGTCTCCGAACATGGTCGACCTGGGCCTCATTCAAATGCCCGAAGGGTTCGACCCCATTTACGACGGGGGTTCGGGGGCAGCGATTCAGGTCGCCGGTGTCGCCCTGTCCGTCCAGGCTTTCAGAACGTCCGGGTCCGGGAACCTGCTGTGGGACTACTTTTTGTTCGTCCCCGCGGACGACACCCTCACTCTGGTCACCTGGGGCACGACCGGCCCGACCACGATGGTCCTCGACGGGTACTCCCGTAGCGTGTATGGGCTCAACTCTTCCGGCCAGTTGGCCGACATCACGGGCACCGCGATCGAAGGAGACTTCCCCGTCGTGTCGCCCAGGGTCACGAACCGGCTCGTCTTCATCAATGACGTTACCCCCGACAACACAACGGAAGACACCAATGCCGGGTCGCAAACACTGACCTGCTCCTACTGGCCCCAGTACCTCTACGTGGCAGGGTTGACGACATGACCGCAACCGTCCAAGCCACCGCGACCGGGGCCGTCGCCGGCGGCACAGCGACCGTCACGAAACCCACCGGCACCGTGTCCGGTGATCTCCTGGTCGCCGTCCAGTACCTGGACATCGACGGCGGTACATTCACGAACATGAACGCCCCCGCCGGGTGGACAGAACTCTCCCGCTCCGACGGCGTGGGGTCGACATCCGGCGGCTACGGGAAAGTCTGGTACAAAATCGCGGGCGGCTCCGAGGCAGCTTCCTACGCATTCACCGGAACAGGGGCTGCCACCAACTACGTGACCGTGCACCGGATCAATGGGCATAACGCATCCACCCCGTTCTCCGGTGTCCCCGTGTGGTCATGGAAAACGCTACTCGCCGTAGGCTCCCCACCGTTCTCGTTGCTCGGGCCCGCCGTGAACTTCGGGGCGTCCGGGTTGCTTTTCCAGTCGTGGATGTACCAGAACATCAGCACGGGGGCCACGATCACCGCCCCGTCCGGGATGACCGGGACATCGGGCCTCGACCCATTCCCCTACCTGGTCGCCCTCACCGCAACACTGGGAGGCCTGGGCCCCGGAACTCAGGGCGGAAAGATCGCAGCCGGCAACCAGGCCGGCGCCCTGGGCAGCCTGGGCTTGCTGTCCGTCGCATTCGGTGTGTCCGACTCGGGGTCGACCCCGGACCCAACAGCAGCGACGACAGCGGTCGGCGTCTACCAATTCGTGCCACGCCGGCTGCCAATCACAGTACGGGTGAAGACGTCCCGATCGGACGACGACATCACCGATCAGCTATCGGCGTTGTCGTGGCGGTCGTCGATCCCGGGCGGATATGCCTCGGCCAGCTTTACCCTCAACCGGCCGTTGGATGTCACCCCCGACGACGTCGAATACTATGCGACCGTCTACATTTACGATGGCCGCCATGGTGGGACCCTCTTCGAAGGGCGCCTCGAGGACCCAGGCCGTGGGGTCGCCGAGCAGGGCGAGGTGTACAACATCACCGCTGTCGGGCCGTCCGCCCACGCGAAGGACCGCACGTTCCCCGTTATCTACGTCGACCAGTCATTGGAAAGATGGCATAGGTCAAGGTATTCGACGCCGTCCGGGGCGAAAGTCGATATCGGCGTTGACCTTCCGAACACTGCGTCATCGGGCGACGAGGGAACCCCATGCATCCTCATCTCAGCCGATGAAGGGACACCCATCTCCACGTCCTGGGCCGGCGACGCAATCTACCGGTCCATCTACTACGCCGGGCAGACCATCGCCCGGATTCGCGCCGACTATATTTGCGGTGGCTCATCATCGAACTACCAAGTCGCGATCTTCGGCCGGAGCGGAGACACCACCGCCGATTTCTCCCACAAGGCGAATTGGGTTACGTCGTCGGCGACCCTGGCGGATAACCTCGGATCTGGGATCCCCACCACGGACAGCATGGTGTCGTTCCGCGCCGAGCGTGACGTCTCCTCCACCACCGCCGACGCGATGGCCTGGGCCGCGTTCTACAACGTGAGCATTCGATGCGCCGTCAAAAACGCTGACGGGACAGACAATTTCAGTCTCACTGGTTACGGGGTCAACAACATCGACCCCGTCGAAGTCGTGGCTGACCTCCTCGGCCGCGTCCTCAACCGGTACGACGGCGCCAATGCCGTCCTCATCGGATCCGGCGTCGACATTACCCAGCTCGCCTACCCAGACGGCACAACTGCTTCCGACATCTTCGACGACATCGCCGTCTTCGACCCCGGTTTTTACTGGGCCGCATGGGAAACCAACCCCAACACGGGTCTCAACCGCTTCGAGTACGTGCCCTGGCCGTCCACTGTCCGCTACGAAGCGGACACCATAGACGGATTCGACTCCCCCGGATCAGCCACCGACCTGTACAACGCCGTCGACGTCCGCTGGCGCGACGCCTCCGGACGCATCCGCCATACCGTCCGAACCCAGACCGTCGACCAGCTCACGGACGCCGGCCTCACCCGAACCTCCTACATCGACATCAGCGACGAAATGGGGTCGCTGATCAACGCGCAGTACATCGGGGACAACTTCCTCGCAGAGCACCAATACCCGGAAAACGCTGGGACCTTGACGGTGGCCAGGCCGATCCTCGACAACGACAGCGGGCGCATGGTCCAGCCCTGGGAGCTGCTACCAGGTGGTCTCATCCGGGTCCGCGGCGTGTCCCCGAGGGTGGATGCCCTGAACCCGGCCGGAAGAGACGGAATCACGATCTTCCGGGTGATTTCCGTCGAATTCAACGCCGACACTGCCTCGGCCAGCCTCGAACTGGACTCCTATAACCGGACGATCGCCCGGCAGCTCGCCGGCCTCACCACAGCCCGTCTCCGGAAGCGGTAGACGCGGGGAGAGAATGTAACTCCCGATGCTAGGAAGGCCCCACCGATGATGTTGACGGCGCTCGCCGAGATCGCCCGCACCACGGGCTGCCCAGTCGTTGAAGTGGACGGCTGGCAGACCCGAGGTGACGGCGTCATGCTCGGCGTCAAAACGATCACCTGCCATCACACGGCGAACGGCGGGGCCGGCGGGAACATGCCGTCCCTGGCCGTCGTCCGGGACGGCCGCGCCGGGCTCCCGGGCCCGCTCGCGCAGTACGGCCTCGGCAAGGACGGCACGATCTACGTCGTCGCCGCTGGCAAATGCAACCACGCTGGTGTGAGTCTCAAGACCGAGTACACGAACAGCTACGCCATCGGTATCGAGGCCGAGGCGGACGGCGTCCCCGGGGTCAAGGACGACTGGCCGGCCATCCAGATGACCGCCTATCACCGTCTCTGCCGGGCCCTGGTCGCCCACTACGGCCTCGACGTCGCCGACGTCCGCGGTCACAAGGAGACATGCTCGCCGGTCGGCCGGAAAACCGACCCCGATTTCAGCATGTCCGAATTTCGCCTAGCAGTGTCCGCCGTAGATCTCAGCGAAGGAGCACCCATGGAACTGTCCGACGAGGTCAAATACACCACCTCCGCCAAGGCCCGGATCGGGAAGACACAGGACACGGTGAGCATGATCTTGCAGTGGCCACCCGCCGTCCGGTTCGCCCGCGACGAGATCGCTGTCGCCCGGGCCGAGGCCGCCGCACAGTTCGGGGCCCTCAACGCTACGATCGCCACACTCGCCGCCCACCTCGGGACCGGCGCCACCCTCACCGCCGCCGAAGTCGAGGCCGCCGCCGCGGCCGGTGCGACCAAGGCCCTGGCCGCCCTCAAGAAGTAGAGTCGCTTCTCTCCCCGATCCCGGTACCGCCCGCGCGACCCCGACACAGGATTCTGAAGAGAACGGCGGTACCGGGGTATGGAATGGGTCACCGGTGACCTGGTCGACAAGCTCAGTGCGCCGGGTCTCCTCCTCCTCTTTTTCCTCCTGAACATGCTGGGGTACATCCGCCCGAACCGTGCGGTCGCCGAGGTCCGGGCCGACCGTGATGCGAGACTGGCCGACAAGGATCGGCAAATCGACATCTGGCGTGAGGCGTTGGCGGCCGAACGGTCAGCCAGGGAAAAACAGGACGAGACCGTGCGCGAAAGCCTCGAGGCGGTAAGGGCCGCAAACGACGCACTGAGAGGTTTCCGGAACGCAGCCGAGGTCTACGCCCAAGCCTTAGCTGCGGACGCCGACATCGACCGCAGGAAGGGCGCCACGGGATGAGATGGCCGCTGCACCGTCACCGGACACCCCCCACCCACCCGCGGGGCGACGACGACGAAGCACAGGCCGCCCTCGCGGCCGCCCGGACGGCGGCCGCGAAAGCCCAACGCGACCTCGACGACATGCGCTCGCAGGTCGCCGAGACCACCAGGCAACGCGAACAGAACCACTTCGCGCCGCTGATCCTCGAGCTGATGAAACGGAGATAGACCCGATATGGCCGCCGCCCTACTGACCGTCGCGTTCATCGTCGGCGCGATCCCGGCCCACGGGTTGGCGTTGATCTACGGGTTGCGAACCAACTGGTATCGCACCGTCCCCGGCCGCGTCCTGTTCGCCTTGTTCGCGGTCACCGTCGTCTCCTACGACCTGTCCCTGCTGGCCCTGTTCTGGCCGGGAACGTTCGGCCGGCAGACATCGGGGGCCGGTGCCTGGTTGCGGGTCGTCGGCCGGTTCGCCATCGCTGCCGTGCTGGCCTGGTTGCTGTGGTTGCTGATCACCGTTCAGCACGAACGGCCGGCCGAGGTTCCGGCGCCCCCAGGGCCCCGGAAGGACGACAGCGATGGGGATGCAGACTAGTAGGTGTGATGGGACGTGCGCGGGACCTGCTGCGAGGCCAGAGGCCTGTTGCCGACCAGCTCGCAGGCCTGCTGGCAGGGCAGCGAACGATCATCCTTCAGAATGGGCGCCTCCTGGATCAGCAGCGGGCCCTTACCGATCAGATTGGGAAACTCATGTCGCTTTCGCAGGATCTTTCGGACGAGATCACCGCTCTGGGTTCGGCGATCGACGCCCTGTCGGCCGTGCAGATCCCGACCGACGTCAACGACATCACGCAGGGCCAGCTGGACGCCCTGCAGGCGCAGATCGCGCGGATCGTGGCGCTCGGCCAGGCCGCCCCGGAGGTTCCGACTGACGACGGCATCAGCGACACGGCGTCCGGGCAGACAGTTCCGCCGGACAGTGCCACGGCGGCCCCGTCGGGCGACGTCGACCCCGGCGTTTCAACTAGCTGACATTGCGTTTCACGTGAAACGGCGTCAGCCGACGATCGCGTAAACGATGTGGACGGCTCCGACGCCGACCGCCAGGGCGACGAATACGGCGCAGGCGAGCGCGCCGACGATGAACACGCCCATGACGAGGTAGGCCAGGCCGCGGCCCATGCCCATGGCGACGGCGTCTACCCGTGCCTGGGCCAGCCCTACGGGGGCAGGATCCTGCTCGGCCGAGACGGCCCTCGTGGTGCGGATGCGGGACATGGCGGGTTCTCCTTCTGGTCGCGATGTGAGAGGGCTGGTGTCCCCGGCCGGTCCCCGTGGCGGGGTCGGCCGGGGGGTCAGCTGGTATGCGCTTCCCACGCCGAATAGGTGCTGGTGTTCTTCATCATCAGGCTCCACTCGTCGTCCAGCTGGTCGGCGAAGAGGGTGAGGAAGTCGTGCAGCTGCTGGACGGCGTCGCGGGCCAGCTTCTCGTTGGTCTCGGCGTACTCGGCGATGGTGCCGACGAACGGCATCTCGTCGAGTTCCATGGCGTGCTGGTAGAGATTCGCGGCCAGGGTGGCGACTGGTCCCGGGATGCTCTGCGTTGTCATGGAAGAAACTTTAGCTCGCAGATGAGGCATCCGTCTAGACGTTGACGGAAAGAATCTTGCCGTGGCAGAATCGACGGCATGAGCAGAAACCCGACGTTCGAACTGTTCGCTCGACCCGATACCGACGACGCCGTCGCCGCCCTCAACGCCAGTATCCGCGGCGCCATCGCCAGCCGCCGCTTCTCCCAACTCGCGGTCGCTCGCGCTCTCGACATCAGCGCCCCGTCGCTGTCGAAGCGCCTTGACGGGTTGTATCGCTGGCGGGTTGAAGAGCTATTCCAGCTCGCCGGCGTGCTGGGGATGTCGGTGGGGGACGTTGTGCCTGTCCCCGCGATCGATGCGGCGTTGTACCGGCCCATCCGCCACCCCCTCGGCCCGCACGCCTGAAAGGGGGCATCCAAGACGCCGACGGTTTCAACCTGGACAACGCGCGAACGCGTGAAGGACTCGCGGCGCGAGCCGACGGTCAACACCAACGAACGCGCCCGGAAACGCTGCCCCCGCTGCGATTCTGATTCCATCAGAACCATCAGCGCGTCCGCGTACGGCCGCCATCGCCATGCTCATCGGCCGCCAGTGCCGAGACTGCACCCAAACATGGAACACGCTCCCGCCGGCCGCCTGAGCGGGCGCATGGCGGCTCCCAGGTAGACTGTGGGCTGCGGCGTGCCGGGATGCTCCCGCTAGACGAACGGCGCGGCCCCTGGTGAGATTCGGGGCCGCGCCGTTCGGTGTTTGGTTCCTGGGGCCTACGGCGGATAGTTCCCGGCGTCCCACCATCCCGGCTTACGTGACGGCGGACCGTAGGGGCTGGCCGGCGGCTTCTTCGGCCCACACGGGCCGTCGCCGGGCCCGTTCCCATCAGCAAGGAGAAGAACCCAGCCGATGAGGAACAGAGCCCGCCAGAACCCCATCAGCCATTCCTGGGGATCAGAACGTAATCCACGACTGGGCACTCCCACCGTGCCAGCTCGCCGAGCGGGAACGTGGACGTCCAGTAGTTCGGGGTCACCAAACGCAAACTCCAGTGGATCGCAGTGATGCCGGACCACCGGCGGCCGATCCGATTGATCACGGCAACCCTGGCGGTGAGTTCGTCGGGGGCCAGGACGGACAGCCACCCGGACGGCATGGACAACCAGGCGTCGGCGGGATCTGCGGAGATGTTCTGCCCGGCGTGTTCGGGCCCGAACGTGATCCGGTACTCGATGAGTGGATGTGGGGTTGGGTTGGTGGGCTCGGTCATGGTGTTCGTTCCGTTCCGTCGTTGGGATGGCAACGCAGATCGAGAGTGACTCTCTCGTCGGCCATCTCGCTTATCTCTCGTCCGGGTCAGGTGGTTCGGGTCGGGCTTCGGCCCGTTCGCCTCGCTCGAGGTCCCGGTGCCGGTCCGGTACCGGCGCGCATTCCCGCCTGTCGTTGTCGTCGTGACGCCATTGGTGGTCGCCGTCCAGCCGGAGGCTGTCGAGCATGCACCCGATGGGCCGCCCGCAGTTCTCGCACTCGGCCGATGAGCGGCCGGCCGAGGCGGCCCCAGGCATCCTCCGCGGCTTGGCGACCGGCTGGCCGGCCGTCGTGATCGTGAACAGATCGCCCTGGCCGGCCAGTGCCTGCTCGGCTGGTACTCGTTGCTTCCGGCAGAACGGCCCGGACGGGCGCGGGTCCAGCTCTGGAATCGGGACGTTCTCGCCGAGGCCGACCTGGTTCAGGATCGAGCACGTCCCGCCCGGTCCGAGGCCGCCGCTGTTCGCAGAGATCGCGAACACGCACCCGGCCGAGCAGTTCATCCGTTCGACCAGGTCGACCAGGTCGAACGAGTATTCGGTCCCGTAGTCACCGCGGCCCGGGATCCAGTCCTCGGAACCTGGTTCGTAGCAGACGCTCACGCCCTCACCGTCCCCTCAACGCAGGCCAGCGCGTCGGTGGCGGCGTGACGCCATTGATAGTCGTCCGATCGGCTCGGCCTGGCCTCAAGCGCGATCGTGAGCACGATCGGCCGCCCGCAGTTCACGCAGTCCGCGACCCGTTCCCCGAACAGGGCCGCGACCGGCTTGCCTGCGGGAACCGCTAGCGGCGCACCCGCGACCTCGGACGGCCGGCCCTCGGCGTGGTCGACGCCGATCGCGCAGAGACACCAGGCCGCCTCGTCGCCGCTGGTCGACTTATGGAGGTCGCCCTGGTCGAGGGGCATCCGCGGCGTGGTGACCTCACCAGCGGCCCTCTGCCCCGCGCCCTGGTCGGCGTGCTCGAGGTAGAGACCTTCCTCGAGCGACCACACCAGGGCCTCACGCAGGCACGCCGGCTCTTCCGAGCTCACGGCCTCCGGCTCGGCCCACCCGTCGGCCCCGTCGGCGGCGAGCGTATAGACGATCCGCTCGACGGCGGCCAGCGGGAATTCGTGGACGGCGTTGCAACGGTGGCAGTACAGCCGCATCCGGATGGAGAGATGCATGGCCGCGGTGATGCGGGCGGCCGACATCCGGCCGAGGCCGGTGTCCGTGCTGGCGGTTCCGAGTAGATCAGCCATTGGTGTCGCCTGCTTTCCCGTGTCTGGCGGTCTCGCAGGGGCACGGGGCGGGCCGGTACGCAGACCAGTTCCACGTGTAGCCGGTGCAGTTGTCGTGCTTCCCGGCCCGGCATTCCGGGCATGCCTCAAGCTGCTCGGCCTGGGCCGCCATCAGGCGCCCCGTGACCCGAGTTACCTCGGCAACCACCGCGGCGCGGTACACGGTCCAGCGGGCGGCCGAGTACCCCTCGTGGCTGCCACGGTTGATCTGCCAGGCCCCGAAGTCGCGGCTGGTGTCGTCCTGCTCGCTCATCGTCCACTCCTTCGGCTCGCTCGCCATCGGGCTCATTCGACGACTCGAATCATGATCTGGTGCTCGGCCAAGCTGCCCTGGCCGTCGTCGTACGGCCTGCCGTTCTCGTCCTGGGCGATCACGGTTGCCGTGATGTAATCCGCGTGGAACTGCAAGGTAGTCACCCATTTCGGGTCGAGGCCGAGAGATTCGATCGTGTCGACGTAGGTCGCCCTGGTGATCGTCTCCGGGACGCCGGGGATCGTGATCTCGCTCATCGGCCGGCCGCCCATGTGACGCAGGCCCGCGGATCATCCGTGTTGATCGCGGTCACACCGAGGTCGGCGAGGGCGTTCCACTCGGACACCGTGTTCGGGGTCCACGCCTCGACGTTCACGCCCACTGCGGCCAGCTTCAACACCTCGGCCCGAGTGATCGTCGGATAGTCCTGGTCGACGACCGGCGCGGCCGTGCTCGAGGTCGGTGCTGATACCAGGTAGGCCGTCCGATATCCGTGGTCCTGTGCGGCCCGGACCGTGGCCAGGCTGAAACTGGTCACGGTGGTCATGCCCCTGATCGGGTCCAGCCGGGTGGCGAGCATCGCCCATTGCGCCTCGGTGAGCGTGGTTTTCAGTTCGACCTCGAGGCCCACGCCCGGGTTCAGCTGGAGTAGCTGCGACACCTGGTACAGCGACGCGATCTGCGAGCCGTCGGTCGCCCGGTAGCTGCTGGCCGTCGTCCCGGAGATGTCGGCCAGGTCAACCGAGGCGTGCCCGAACAGGCCCATGTCGGCGTTGTGCAGCATGTACGGGTACCCGGTCGACGACCACCGCACATCACCGTCCAGGACGGTCAGCCCGTCGGCCGCAGCCGACGTGTACACGGGCATGGTTTCCTCGGCCTGAGACCCAGTCGGGCCGCCCCTGTGGGCAATACACGTCACGGGGGTGTCGGCGTGCGCCGACGTGGCCGCGTTCACCCCGACCACCACCGCGACGACCAGGGCGCCGGCGAAGATAATGGCCTGCCAGCGGGGGACGACTGGCAGCGCCGCAGAGGGAGCGTCCCACCGGCGCGGGCCCTTCCGTGCATGCCCGGGGGCACGGTGGGCGCTCATAGCCCGACCGTCTTAACCGCGTAGGTGGCCTGGGCCAGCGTGTACCCGGACCCCGCCGTCGAATGCAGCTGCGCGATCAGGCCGGTGCGGGAGAAACTCTGTGCGGCCAGGTACTCGCGGGCGGACCGGACGGCCTGAGCATCCCAGTTGACCTTGATGTGGTCGACGGCGTAAACGGCATCGGCGTGGCTGAACCCGGACCCAGCGCTCGAGGACAGCTGCGTGATCAGACCAGCCCGCGAGAACCCCATGGAGGTCAGATATTCACGGCTGGCCCGGATCGCTTGCCGTTGGCCGGCCGTGGCTTTCGTTGCGGTCGAGGTGGCGTGCTTGGCGGCGGCCGTCGCGGTCGATGCGACCGCCCCGGCCTGCCCGGCGTTGTTGTCGGCGTGCTGGCCGCCGAGGGCGGTGACAATGCAGATGACGACGAAGAGAAGCATGGCCACGCCGATCATGGCCCGTAGCGGGTGGCGGCGGTTGATGCGGCGCCCCGCCGTCAGAACGCTGGGGTCAGGGATCGGCAGGCGCCGACGCGGGGTGTGGTCGCCGTACTCCCGGTTGGGGTCGCGGTCGGGGACCATGGGCCAGTGCTGGCGGTACAGCGGATCGGTGGGGTCGTCGCGGTCGTCGGTGCTCATCGGGTGCCTTTCTGGGGGGGCGTGCGTGTAGCGGATCGCTACACGAGGTTGGTGATCGAGTGGCCGAGGGCGTTGGCCGGGTCGTTATTGGTGAAGAGGTTGTGCAGGATCAGCCCGGTCAGCAGGGCGCCGACGGTGACGGTGATGATGATGGCAGCGAGGATCGCGGCCAGGACGGGCCAGAACACTGACCAGAACGCGACGCGTTGCAGGCCTGGGTTGCGGGCGATCACGGGGTTGGCGTGCTGGCCGTGGCCGGCAGGGAACGGCGAAGGCTGCGCAAGCCGCGGCCGGTGGTTGGGCCCACTGGCCTGGTAGGCGGGCAGGATCTCGGTTTCGGCGTGCTGCCGGTCATGGCCGAGTGTTTGCCAGGTCGGGCGTGGGGCGGTCGCGTCGGCGTCCTGGTCATAGAACCTGGGCATGGGTGCTCCCCGGGGTGGCTGTCGGTGGCGGCTGGTATAGGCCGGTCCGGTGCCTGCTTGAGGTAAGCGTCGGCGGGCACCGGACCGGGTTCGGGGGCGCCTATTCGGCGGAGAGGGCGGCCTCGTAGGCGGCGGCGTTCAAACACGCGGCCGCCGAGATGTTCGCCGAGATCTTGGCGACCGCGTCGATGCATTCGGCCGCCGTCTCGAACTGACTAATGACGAGGTCGGACTTGACCTGCCAGTCGTCATCGTGGACGGCGTAGGCCCGCAGGGACCCCATCAGCGAGGTAGCAGCCTCCGACCGCTTCCCGGCCGCGACGGTGTAGACGTCGACGAACCGGTTCGCCAGGTAGGCGGCGGCCGTAGTCTCCGCGCGTTCGGTCGGCTCCTCGAGCGGGCGGCGGACGCTGGCGCGGTCGAGGATCAGACGGACCGTGCGCGCGGCCTCGGCGTGGGCCGCGCACAAGGCGACGCGCTGGCCGCCATCAGCCCTGACGTGGCTGGCAACCTCACCGGAGCAGGCGTAGATCTGAGTGCCACCTTTCGAGTTCGCGCACGTGACCGCATCGCCCTCGGCGCGTTCGATGGACCGCATGATCGCGTCCACGTAGGTGCCGTCCTCGTCGATCCCTCGGAGAAGATCGGCGACGTGACCGGACCGGTCAGCCGTGACCTCGACCGCATCCAGGTAGCGATTGAGGAGGGCCGCCGTCTGGATCTCACCCGTCGTCGGGTCCGGCTTGCTCGAATAGAACGGGCCCTGCTCGGGCAGGTTCGCGAAATCGTCGATGTGGTCGGCGGCCCACACCTCGGTGGGGACCAGCAGGACAAGCGTCACCCCCGACGCGTGCCCTGACCACGTGTAGTGGATGTCTTTGGCCGTCGCCGACATCGTCTGACCCTCGAGGCCCAGCGCGGCGGCGATGCGGCGACCCGCCGCCTCGGTGCCGCAGAACAACTGGAAGCGGACGTTGCCGTCCAGGTCGGCGCTGACGAGGACCTCATCGTCGTCGGCGAAATGGGTGCTCATCTTGCGAAGCGCGGCGGCGACGATCCGCATGGTGCGGCTAGCGGGTGTCCGATCGGTGCTGGTCACGATTTCCTCCGAAGGTGTCCGGGATGCTGACTACCAGGAATTACATTAGCGGTACGGTCAGGAGGCGTCAACAGACGACCGTGGGTAGACAGGGCCCGCCACGCCGGACTACCGTCACCATCATGACCGAGACCAGCAGCACACCGACCGACCCGGCCGGCGCTGGCCCCGACCCGGCGCCAGTCGGTGATCCGGGCCGCTGGCTGGACCTGGCCGAGGCAGCCATCTACCTACGCTGCTCAGAACGCAGCATCCAACGCCATGCCCGCCCCGCCGCCGCCCGATTCGGCGGTCGAACCCTGTACGACCGGGCCAAATTGGATCTCCTACCCGAACCCATCGAACCCCTCGAGGACTAAGCCAATGTCCGTCATCCCGGCAACCACCACCCCACCTCTCGACGCCGTACACGGCACCTACCCCGGCGACCTGTCCGCCCTGGCCTGTCGCATCGTCGGCCCCAACCTCTTCGACGAGCTTTTGGTCGTCGCGACCGCCGACTACGACCCCGCCAGGCACATCACCCGTTGCACTTTCACCTATCTGACTCAGCACGACGCGACCGCCGAACACGCCGTCCCCATCACGTTCGTCGACCTCGTCGGCCACTTCGGCGACAGCATCGGCCTCGCCCAACCCGGGCTGGGCTCCCGTGACTGACCTCGAGTACCCGCGGCCGGCTGGGCACCTATGCGCCCTGCCCGGATCGCGTCCGGCGGGGGAGCTGTTCCGGTGCCCGGCGTGCGCCTGGTTTTGGTGGTTCGAACCCAACTCGCACCAGTGGTTCCGGTTCATCGCCGACTCGTACGGTGGTGGCGCGGGTGGCTGAACGGCCAATGGTGTTCATCCTCGGGTGCCGCAACTGTGCGGCCGTGTGGCATCTAGGCCGGGGCGACGTCGTCCTCGACGCTATCGGGGCTATGCGGCATGTCCTCGGGGTATGCCGGGCCCGCGGATGCGGTGCGCTCCTGGAGTCGAAATCGCTGTCCGCGAACGAAGCATTTCTGATCACCATCGCTGGTGTCGTCGACCTCAACCAGGCGTGCCGCAGGTTCGCTGAGGAACTGGCCGACGACGCCCGGATCCGGGCGTTCGTGAACGCCTCCCCCTGAACCGGCGGTCCGCACGGGCACGCCTCCACGATCCTGCACGCCCGACGAATGCAGGGCTGCGGACTCGCCCGGCGGGCCGCCAACCAGTCCCCCCGATCATCAACCCAACGGAGGAAAACCCCTCATGCCCGAACATCCCGATGGCCCCGCCCCGATGCCGCACCGGCAGCCGTCCGGGCGACCGTGCGGCGGATCGCAGCCCAAGGCTCCCACGAAACCGCCCGGATTCTGGATGGGCCTGGCCATCATCGGCTTCGCCCTGCTCGGGGAGGAGTCCTGCCCGAAGAAACCCGTGACCCCGGGCCAGGGCCCGGAATGGCAGCGGTAGCTGGCCGCAGGTTGCTGCTGGTCGGCGCCTCGGTGGCCGTTGCTGTTATGGCCGCCCACCGGGGTGGCGCCCGGTGGGCGGCCTTGGCGGCTATCCGGTTCTACCGGGCGCATTTGTCGGTCGGGTACAGCCGGCAGTGCATGTATCGGCCCACCTGTTCCACGTACGCCCTGAAAGTTGTTGAGTTGCACGGGTTCCGTGAGGGTGTCGTCCTGATCGCGGAACGCTTGCTGCGGTGCAATGTGGAGGAGAGGAGGAAATTCCATGCGGATCATTCGTGCTCTGGTTGTGATCGCCGCAAGTCTGATCCTGTCCGGCGTCGAGGGCCCGTGCCCGCCGCCTAAGCCGCCGGCGCACCGCGCCGGCTGGTGAGGTGAGGACGGGCGGGGCGCCCCGACGCTCGCCCCGCCCGCAACCCACATCATGCACAACCCGAGCGAAGGAAGAGAGACGATGGCGAGAGCATCCCTGTTCGATCCTGAAACGCCCGCGTACTACGCGCTTATGGAATCTCAGCCGCATGACGGTTACGTCCGGTCCCTGTTCCATCCGGAGGCCGAGCAGTTGCCCGAGCCCGCGCTGCCGGTGCGCGAGACCGGCCCGGCGCCGATCGGTGGCTCGTTCGCCCCGCCCAATCGGCCGTTGTTTGCCGAGGCCGCCCGGAACCGGACGGCGTCGATCAACCTCGGTTCCCGGCACTCGCCCTGGTCACCCGAGGGCCGCGCCGAGTTCCGGCGTCGTCGCGTCGAGGCGGCGGCCGAGGCGACGATCTCGGCATACGTTGACGGCACGTCCACGCCGGTCGGCGACGACTCGCCGGCCCGGGTCGACGACGGCCCGTGGATGCCGCTCGCCGACGTGCCGCCGCTCGGGAACGGGCAGACGTTGACGATCCGGACCGACGTCACACAGACCGGGTCACTTCCGCTCGTCGCGTTCGCCGAGGCCGATCCGGCGAACGTGACCGTGGTCGATCTCGGGTGGACACAGCCCGACGTCGCGGCCGAGTTCGATCCGGAGAAGCCGGAAACCTACCCGTGTGCGCAGGGCGGCGACTGCGGTTGCGTCGGCACCGGCCTC